TATAGACCCCGCACCATTAGCTGCACTAAAATCATCTACAGTAAATGGCGCAGTAAATAAAAGAGTATTACCGTTTGAGTAAAATGCTGTGTTTTTAAATATTACTACAAACTCTGCACCCTCTGCGTCAGATATAATGTTAGGACTAGATGCATTTAAAAAGGTATGAACGTTACCATTAGTATTATAAATACTTGGATAGTTAGTACCATCTACAAATATAATCTTGTTATCACCATCAAAGTTAAATGTAGTGTGCCGAACTTTACCTGCGTTAGAAGTAGGTCCAAGGGCTGTAAAATTCCAAGTAGTACCTGTGCTATAGTAATACGCTGTTTTTCCAATGTCACCAGATACAAGATCGCTTGGATATGCTGTTACTGCATCAGCATCAACCTTACGTGCTGCAATGTAGCGACCTGACGATACTACTTTAAGCCCTAATACTTCATCAGCACCCGGAATCTCAGTATCACTAAATTTCTCATAACCACGAATCTTTGAGTAACCACCCTCTTTGTTTACCTCAAAGTTCTGTAGAATACGTGCAGAACCTACAGCACCCATACCTTGCTGCAACAAGCTCATGTTAGAAAGCAAGCCGCCTCTAAACTCAACAGGAAATGTCTGCCATTGTGTTGCCATTAATAGTGTACTCTTCTGTCACGAATGTAGTCTGTACGGTTTATGTGTAAGCTTCGTAGGTACTTAATACCGTCTTCAAAACGCTGCTGTGATAGCTGTGCCATAGCGGTGTCTGAACGGAATTGGTACACATAATACATGGCACCATCTACGATAACATTTCTGTAGGATTCTGGGAGAGTTGGAACATCATTGTGTAATTCTAAGTCGTACCCTAATTGGTAATACTCATACACAAGCTCATATGCTTGATCTGGTGTTGGTACTAAAATAAATTCTCTGCTAGGTGTTCTAACAATATATTCTGGTGTTGTTCTAATACTTGCACTAGAGTTATACTCATTATCTACATATTTGTCAAGATATTCTTCATAACTCAAAGGTTTAAGTTTTACTGTTGAATTACCAAATGTAGAATCACGCTTAATACGAAACGTATTCATATTAATTGTTTTAGCATCAAGCGGAAAAGGGTAGCGAGATGTACCTGCTGTAAGTGTTAGCTCTTCTTCACGATGATTCCAAGGCCACTCAAACTCTTCTTGGTTAATGTGACGGATAGATGAGTTAATAGCTTCTTTAACAAAAGAGTAATAACCTGTTGTAGATGCGAAGTTAGCTGTAGTCAATGCTACTTCATTCAAACGGCGGTTAACATCATTAACTAATCCAAGAAAGTCATAAGCCATTATTATTGCTCCCGAATAGTCAAGTTAATAGCACGTTCATAGACAAGGCCATCTGTTGTTGTTACTCTACAGGATATCTTGTATTTAGTTCCTACATTACCGCCAGTAATACGGACAGTAGCAACCGTTGTGGTATTTGTAGGTTGTACAAGACTTAGGTTATCTGTAATACCATAGCTACCTGTAACAGTACCATTAATAAGCCACTCTACAGATGAGATAGCATCTCCTGTATTTAGGAAACGTGACCAGTCAACGCTGTATGCTTGTATTTCGTTTGGGTCTAGGTCAGGCCATTTATACGCCATTATAATATCCTATCGTGTAACATATACTTTGTAGTTGCCATAAGGAACAACATTGACTGTTCTTGTACGCTCAAAGTCTGTGTTTAAATATACAACCTGTACTGCGTATACACCATTTACTGTATCCCAGTTAGCTGTAGACGCTGCTGATACACCGCTTAGTGTAGTTGATGCTTGAGCGTCTTCATCTGCGAAGTCATTAACTGTAAGGTCAGCATCTGCTGTTGCTGCATCAAGAGTGATATTAGCTTTAGCGTCAAACCCTGCTGTACCTGCTACTGTTGTAGCTGTTGCTGCAGGTAGTACAAGATTAGCTTTACCATTAGCGGTAATAGCATCTACGGTATCTGTACTTGTTATAGTAGTAGAGCCGTTAGTGCCATCAAAGTGCAACAAGGCGTTTGTATCGCCTGTGTCTGTAAGCGCAGAGGTAACGGGGATGAATGGGAACATATACAGAGATGTATTTGTGGCTCTGAACTCATCTATGTAACCATTGAAAAACTGAGTTTCATTATGGCGACAGCCAATATAGTAAGGCTGGTTAGGATAGCTATCTATACCGCTTAAAATAGTAGCTTGCCCTTTAGGTGAGCCATCAATCCAAACAGTTAAAAGGGTTGAGTTAGCTACAAGGGCTATATGATGCCATGTGTTGTCAGACAAATTATTATTGAAAGTACCTAAGATAGTATTATCTTTTATGATACGTATCTTACCAAGGCTTGTTATAGCTAATGCTAAACCTGAGTTAGACACCTGCCCATCCCACAGGTAAGCATCTTGCAAACGATTAGAGGTATATATCCAAAACTCTACAGTAAAGTTTGCGTCTTGTAGATTATTTGCACTAGACTTAACATAATCCCCTGTACCGTCAAGAAGTAGTGAGGACGTGCCAAACTTTTTCTGTGCTGTAGATAGTTGAGCATCCCCAAACGCTGTAAAGGTAGGGTGTGCATCTGCACCTAAACTAAATGTAGCTGAGACACTACCTAAGTCTTCATTTACATTAAGGCTAGGTGCGCTTGGTGTAATACCTAGTTCAACACCAGTAATACTAATATTAGCAGTAAGGTGAATAGTGTCTATCGTACCTGCTGTGCTTGTTGATGTAGCAGCAGATGGTGTAACGCTTGCTTGTGCATCCACATCATCAAATGCTGTTGTAGCAGTAGTAGAGGTTACTGCAGGTAGCGTTGTAGAAGCCTGTGCTTCTAACGTTAAAGCACCTGAAACCGTAGCTGCAGAAACACTATCTAGGTTTTCATTTACATTTACTTGTAATGATCCTGCAGTTGTAGCACCTGTAGCAGCAGGTATTACAGGGTTAGCCGTTAGGTGAATAGTATCTATCGTACCTGCAGTTGTGGTAGCTGCAGCACCTGCCATAAAAGCAGAAGCATCAAGTATAACTGTTGATTCTGCTATTGCTGTTTCTGATACTGCTGCAAAACTTAACATCTAGGCTTCTTTCAATTTAGCTCATATAACCAGACATGTCTACAGATGTAACATCATACATCTTAGTGATTGTATCAACTTCCCAGAATTGACAATAGCCTAGTCTGTACTCATCAATTTTTTCACGTGCTTGTGTTGGGTTAAGGCCTGTTTCATTGCCACCCTGATAGCGAGACTGAACGCTATAGAATTTAGTATCGTCTAGCAGATTAAGTATTTCATAATCAGTAAGAGGCTGTTGTGGAATAACCCAACCGTCTTCTGCATTACCGCCTAATTCCTTTACTATACACCATTCAGAAGGTCTGTTCTCAAGGATGTCCACAGTAGCTGTGATAGCTGCTTCTACCTCTGCTTCTGTTGTAAGAGGTTGTTGTTTATATAAGTATTTTGTAGCCATTATGTTGTTCCCCAAATTGTGCCACTGTTAGATAATGTGTAAGATACTGATGCAGAAATAGCTGCACCACCTGATCCACCTGTGTAACCGCCATAGGAGCCACCATTAGCCCCATAGCCACCGCCGCCGCCCGTTGAAGCGTTTTGGTTAGTGTGACCCCCGGAGCCACCACCATAGCAAATAGATGGATCAGTATCAAGGATACCTCCACCGCCGCCACCCCAGCCAGCCCAGAAGCCGCCAGCACCCCAGTTAACAGCGTAGCCACCAGACCCTCCACCAGCAGCACCGCCGGGTGCGCCATTATAAGGGTTAGACCAACCTACCTGACCCGGAGTGCTTTCACCAGCCCCACCGCCGCCGCCGCCGCCAGAGCCAGAGCTATTGCCTCCAACTCCACCGCCGCCGCCGCCAGCAATAAATGCACCAGAGTTATTCTGAATTGTCACCCCAGTTGATGAGAGTGTAATAGCGGGGCTACCTGCAGTACCGGGTCCAATCCATCCAGCACGTCCACCTGCGCCCCGTCCGTATATTTTACCATTATTGATTAATTTCATACCTCCGGGCCAGCTTCCACTAATAGTGCAACCATGATATATGTATGACCCAGAAGGGACAATAATTTCTATATAGGTTGATTCATCCCAGCCATCATTAACAGCTAATGTGCGTAGGTTGGCATTAGACTGGTTTGAAGATAGGGTCAGCTCATAAGAAGCCGATGCACCATAATATTCACTAAAAGAGTTTGATGCGCCAGAAGCTTTACTAATTAATGAACGAATGTCTGCATCATTAAGAGAGGCTGTTGTGCCACTAGAGCCACCTGCTTCAATATGTATTTCGTTTAGGGATATTGCGCCACTAGTTTGTAGAGCCATTACTTATCTCCTAGTTTAGCTTTTAGTTCGTCAATCTGTTGCTGTTGCTCTTTGATTGCTTCGATGAGTAAGCCAACCATGTTGCCGTAGGCGACAGTCTTGATGCCATCACTATTCTCTTGCACGACCTCTGGTAGAACCTTTTCAACCTCTTGAGCGATAACACCTGTCTGACGTACATAGTCATCACTATCATTTCGATTGTAGGTTACGCCACGAATAGCGGAAACCTTTTCTAAGGCATTATCAATAACTTCTACGTTATCTTTTAACTTTTCGTCTGAGTATGCTGTGACGTTGCCTGTGGCTGTCCAGTTGCCGCTTGTATCACAATAAGCACCCCAAGCACCCCAGTTTGAAACTAGGAACCCTTGTTGACCGTTTTGGCCGTATAATTGAAAGTTCCAGCTACTATCAGAACCATAACCAGTAATACCTGTATCACTACCGCT